AAGCATCAGTTCCAGAAGGCCCGCTTGTTCCATTGCAATAAGTTCTTCACGTGCATTGCGTAATTGGGTACGAAATGAAACATGTGCCTTTTCAGTTGCTTGAACTTGCGATTCAAGAAATTCAAAGCATCCTTTTCGGCTTTTAATTCGGCGGAAACTTCGGCCGCTTGCTGCTTTAACTTCCGCTTGTGCCTTACCCGGGGATAACTTTGATATTTCATTATTAAGGTTGCTTAATTGCCCTTCAAGCCCGGCAATAACATCCTTCTGTATCTTTATGTTTTCGGTTGTGATCTTGAAAGCATCGTCAATCTTTTCACCTTCGGCGACGGTTGACGAAGAAAAACCCTTGACCCGCTTTTCAGCTTCGTCAATAGCTTTTATGAACTTATCGTTGTTCATTACGGCTTCAAAATCCATTGCGCCTTCGTCTATATTCATAATCAAATCATATTATTGATAAATGTCATAATGTTATCCGCATTCTCTGTATTCAGTTTGATTTCTTCGTCCTTCTTGTCTTCAAATTCGTAGGAAGGCAAATCAACCATTATTCGCTGTACAATCGACCAAGCAATGCCATTGTGTAAATAGTCCCAACTCCAACCAAAGTGTGCGCAAATCGCCCCCCTTCGGCCGTAGGGGCTATTTAGGCCCCTTCTTCCTCTATCCGAATCGGCATTGTCGTCCTTGCCCCGGACATTAATCGAATAGAGTTCGTAAAATCCCCTAAATTGGACATGGTGTTGACAAGCAAAGTCAGTTGCATAAGCTTCGACGGCCTGATATTGTTGAAGAATAGATCGGTTAGTTCGATAAGACGCTTATCGTCAAATTCATACCTAATTCGGGAACCTTCTTGAATTGTCATAACATAGTCTTGACCAAGGACGGCCAAGGCGACGATCTTTGCAAGCCTTCGGGCGTGTTCTTTAGTCAATTTCTTGGCTTCACATAACCCGGCGTCTGAAGACATGATCCTTTCGTCGATATTCAATTCAATTTGTTCCGCCGCAATGCGATCCAACGTTGACAATGTCGGTTCTTGGATTCTAAACTTCAACTTTTCAGTAACCGGGATACGTTTTTTGAATCGACCGAATAAACCTTTTTGTTTATGGTAAATTGTGCGGTCTAATTCAAAGGAAACACCACGATTGACAAGGATATTAAGTTCTTGTTTTTCAGCTTCAATTTTATGTTCTTCAGTCATAAGCCTTTCATTTTAAAAAAAGCCCCGAAACGCTATAATTCCGGGGCTTTCGGTTAAATAATGATTGAAATTCAATCCTATTATGCGCCTGCTTGTGTAACAGGTACAAGAATGGTTTTCCCGTCTGCAATAATTGTGACATTGGCGGTACGTGATTCGGAATTCGCATTTGCGGAAACCTTAACAGTAACAACCTTTGCCGCTTTTGTAACTGTCAACCATTCGGCATCACTTGGCCCGGCCGCATACGTTACGTTACCCGTAGAAGTAGCGGTTATCGTTTTACCAACGGCATCGGCTGCACTTGTAAACGACAAGGAAGTCGGTGTTACTACAAGTGAAGAAGGTGCGGGATAAGCGTGAATTGCCTTTTTGCCAACCGGAACCGACATCGGCGAAACAGTGAAGTCAACAAGGAAAATACCTTTTGCGCTGAAGTCTGAATTGATCACGGCTTCAATGTCCCCGTTGGGAACATCAACCCAAAGACCTTGTTCAGATTTCACACGGATCGCCTTATTTTCGACTTCTTCGTCGCCGTTAAATCCCCATTTAGGAACTTCGACCGTTCCGATATTTTCACCCCCAACATAGTTGATCAAGGTGTTGACATCCGGGTCCATCAACGAGAATGTTAGAACCGGAATTTTCTTTGATTTTTTACGGGCTTCAGGGGCCGACTTTCCTTCTTCGAAGTGTTCGGTTACGTCCGCCGTAGCTTGTGCCAACTTGCAAGTATCCTTGTAAGTCTTTCCAATTTTAGTCATAGAACCATCGGCGGGCATAACACCCGTTACGTCAACGGCTCCAACCTGAATTTCGGATAATCCTAATGTTATTAGTGGCATAATTTTATGATTTTAATTAGTGAATAACCCAGTCAACACGAATGTTGACGTAATGCTGATTTATTGTCGGCTCCTTGATCGTTGTTTGGGCTGCTGTAACAAGCGACAAGCCTTCGACTTTAGCCGATTTCAAAACATCCAAGACGATTGTCGTCAACGATTTCAACCGTTCACGATCTTTCTTCTTCTGCTGAATTCCGTTGATTTGGACGTTCTTGTCGGAAACATGAATGTTGACGTTTGACGTTCCCAATTGCGGCGGATTATCTTGCGTCAAATCAATTGTATTGACAACAATGTCTTCAGCTTCAGAACCGTCCGGGCGTTCGTCGATATAAACCCCGCCCGAAATAGCTGAAAGGATTGCCGGGGAACCATTCAGTATTTGGTAAAGGATTGAATCGGTGTCAAATGTTTGCTTCATTCGGTTGCTTTTTTAATGTTTGAAACCAAGCTTTCGATCATCTTTGGCAATTCTGGTCTTGCAAGTGATTCGGCTGAAGTAAGGACGTCACGGCCTTTTGATTCGACGTGAACGGCGTAATTCATTCCGGCCGTTACGACTAAAACAATACCTTGCGGATACTTTGATCCGACCTTTTTTGCAAGCCTTTGGCCCGCTTTAACGCCTTTATTGCCTTCTTTAGTCTGAACGTAATTGTCATGAATCGCAACCCCATTTTTAAAGACCATATAACCGATTGAAGAACGAAGGTTTCCCGTCTGATCCATAAATCCGACTTCGGCCGGAATAGTACGGGCGTGCGCAACGCACTTTTCGCCTAAATACTGAAGGCGTTCGATTTGCTTCTTTTCGATCACTGCAAGAAAAGCGTTGAAACGCTTCTTTACATCGGTTTCATTGAAGTTTGCTTTTATACCCATAGCCTGCAATGCAATTGACCGTTATCAAACTTCAGCGTCGGCCCCTGAATGCGAATAACACCTTCAGGATTATTTGTTTCAGAAACAAGAATCGGCGTATTTTCGGCGATCCTTTCAGTTCCTTTCGGTAATTGAATCAGCGACGAAAAAACAATTGTCTTTCCATCGACTGTTTGGATTGTCGAACCTTTTCCGTTTGTTTCTTCACGGCAAACAGAATGTAAGACCCATTGCGGCGGATTAGTTACCCAATTGCCGTTTGCGTCTTTTACTGAATCGCCGCCCAAGCTTTGTTTGAAAAGGAAATGATTATATTGCGTTACCATAAATAGCTGCGATTTCTGACTTTAGCTTTACCGCCCAAGACGTTTTCCTTGCCAAGTTCTTTGCAAAGGGCCGCATACCACATCTTCAGGGCGTCCATGTTCCAAGACACGGAAAAACCGCCTTCAGATATGTTTGCCGTTGGAAGTATTGCAGACATTGAATTGTAAATTGCAAGCTTGCAAGCCTTCACATCGAAAACCCCTTCAAGTTCCGGGTATTCAACCATTATCAATTCGACATCGTCGGACGATAGGTTAAACCGGGAAAGGGTCTTTTGCAAATAATCTCTGTTTGTAGCTATTGCCATAAGATTAAAGGATTAGGCGGACGCCTAAACGCCCGCCGTTATCTTATTTATTCCAAGAAGTCGCATTGACTTGCATCAACAACGAACGACCTGCCAAATTCCAAGCCGGGAAAAGGTTTGCGATTCCTTCGGTAACTTCTTTCACCGGGGATTCTTCGGAATACTTCTTAATCAAAGTATGTCCGTTCATAGCCTTATCGGCAACGGAATTCTTCAAGTTCAAATCAATTGGTTTCTTCCAATAGGTTTTTCCCAATACTTTTGATTCGGAGAACAAAACAACGTCGTCTTCAAATGGATTTTCGGTCACACGTGATCCGTCGGCCAATTCAATTGTAATGTCCTGATCAATTTCAATGATTTGAATTCCCTTGAATGCAGTTTTGCGGGCCAATGCCTGATTGACTGCCGCAAGGTCGGGTTCCTGTGCAACACCTGTCAAGTTCTGAATATAAGACGCACAAGTTTTGATTGTTTCGTCCTGTGCTACTAACTTGGCCAAAGTGTTGGAGTTCATGAATGCGTACTTGTAAGTTGCACCGAACAAAGTTTTTCCGGCTTTAAGTGCGGCCGGGAAGTCTTTTGTAAAAGGCTTGCCTGAAGTACCTGAAGCCCACGACGTAGTAACACCGATCTTTTGTGAGGCTGACATTGCGTAATCAACATCATATTCCGTAACAATAGCTGCGTTGTTGCTATTGGTGAACTTCACTTTTCCGTTTGAAATTTGTTTCAAAGCGATCCATTCAGCACGTGCGGCAACACCATCCCAACAATACTTTGTGTCTTCGGCCCAAAATTCGACCAATGCACGCAAGTCCGGGTTAGTTGAAGACATTGCAACCATGATGTCATAGTCTGTCAATTCGTCTTCTAATTTTTCACGAGAAATGGAAATTTTCGGAATGTCCCCTTGGATACGTGAAATTGCTTCACGGGTCTTCTTGGGAATAGTCGCACCCCTTGAAACAAGGTCGGCGGCGATTTTCAAACCGGATTGCGCTTCAAGCATCTTCCAAGTAAGGAAGGGGGTTTCCGTAAGCGGAAACAACGTTGGGTAGTAATAAGGCTTCAGATCGTAAGTGTTAATTACGGCCTGCATGTCCTTCTCATTAAGACCTACCATTAAAGTTTTTTGCATATCCTTTGAAAATTAAGCGATTAAACAATGTAGTGAATACCTTTCAGGGTTGCGGCAATGGTGTCATTGATTGAAGGTGCGTTACCTTTTTTGATAACGGCGATCAACCATGCGTCAACAAACAAGTTGTTGTTTGCTTCAACATCCATATTTGAACCCACAATGCTATTTGCGGCGTATTTCACCGTCTTATTTGCACCCGTAGATTGGAAAGCAACGGTTCCGACTGCTGTCAAAACGCCAAGGGTTGCAGCAAGGGTGATAACATCCTTGTCGGTATTGGTGGTTTTGTCAATAGCGGTGATTTGTTTTCCGTTGGCCCCTTCAGTTGCGAAATAATCGCCAACTTTGAAGTGGTGTCCTTTTGCAACTTCGTAGTTTACAGCGTCGGCGGCGGCTTCGGTTACTACCTTTGCCGTTTTTTCAACGTTGATACAAACCATCAGAACCAAGGGCGATCGGTGTTCCTTCGTAAAGGGCTGATCCGCCAAGGTCGGAAGTGCAAACAGTCACACCGCCGGGAATATCCGCAATGCGGTGCAAAATAGCTTTGATAACTCTGTTATCTTTTGCTCGTTTGATCTGAAGTGACATTTGCGTAAATTTTTAAGTGATTAAACTTCTTTCCCTGTAAGAGGGGATTTCTCTTGCGTTTGGCTTTGAATGAAGGCGGCAACGCCGGACGAAACGCCGTTATTGTCCTTTTGCCCGAACATCGGTTTCCCTTGCCCGGAAAGTCCTTTATCTGCCAATTCCTGATTAAAAGCTGCAATGTCCGATTCGGTCCTTGTCAAGTATTCATTGAAGGCGTTATCATCAAGGGTGTTGATGAATAATTTTGCATCGGCAAGTCTTTGATTCTTGTATGAATCGGGAACGCCTGCAAATTTGCCTTCAAGTGTTTGAAGCCTTGTTTCGGTGATCTTTTGACCTTTATAGCCTGCAAGTTCGTCTTGAAGTGGTTTTACTACTTCAGCAACGGCGGCTTTAATAAGGGCCTGAATGTCGTTTGGGTCTGTCTTTGTTGGATCAGGGTCTTTGCCGGGGTCTGACTTCTTTTCCACAAAATCAAACTTCTTCTTCAATGTTCCTTCATAGGTCTTGTTTGCGTCGGACACTTCTTTGTCCACATCTTTGCGATAATCCTTCACAAAGTCATTGACTTGTGCTTCGGTTAGTTTTTCAACAAGGGTTTTCGCTTCGTCTTCGGTTGTAGCCTGCAAAGCCAAAGCGGCCGCAAGATGCGCCAACCCATCTTTACGCACGCCTGAATACGCTGCCATCAGTAATGCGAGAATTTTTTCTTTCATGTGTTCAAAAAATTAAGTTTATAATCATTCAAGCACAAAAATAAAATGTATCAGACTGATACACCTATAAAAAGACGGGATTTGACGCAATACTTATCAACTTTTGCAATGCAATTGCATTTTTAACACTCAAACACTTGTTTTATTAAATAGATATATTACATTTGCATCATGAAAGCGTATCACAGTGATACACTATATTTAAAACCGCAACATCATGAATAAGCAAAGAAGAAAACAACTTGCCGACATTATTGAACAACTTGAATCATTAAAGTCGGAATTGGAAGAAGTAAAAGAGCAAGAAGAAGAAGCCTTCGAAAACATGCCGGAATCCTTTCAGGAATCAGATCGAGGGGAGCGCATGCAAGAAGCTATTGACATTCTTGATGGCGCCTGTTCAAGTATCGAAGAAGCTATTGACGGAATAACAGAAGCGCAAAAATAATCTTCAAAACTAGTAAGAAATGGACGGATTATGAAAGGAACAACAGTAGAACAAAGTGATTTGGTAGGTAGACTTGAATGTTTCCCTATTGAAGTAGTACAGAAAATGGTGAATGAACAGGTCAGGCAAGGGAATAAGGCTGATGTGGTAGTATTTCAAAAACGTGTATACGCAACCAGAGTTTGTGGTGGATTTGATTGGGATCGTTCACTTATTGGATTAAAGTTTTGGATGAATGTTTTACTTAATGAAAAATTCGATACATTCTTCCAAAAATATCAGAAAAATGAAAAATAAATAACCTTCAAAAATAGTAAGATATGAGCAAATATATATGGGAACTTGAATTCAAAATTTTTTCGGAAAAAGTGAAAGCGATACGTAGCCAACAATATTGTGACGACTATTATCGCTTAGGAAAAAGGCTTCAAATTGGATGTCACTACTATCTATATTTTGATGAAAATTTGAACATCATTAATCCATACACGAAAAAGGATGAAGGGAAAAAGGTTTTCAAATCTTTTATGAGTACTTCATCAAGAGAAGATGTACTGAGACAGGCATATAATTGGATTATAGTTTATGCACGTGAAAACGAATTATATTCACCTAATAGCAGGTTTACACTAACATTTGACGTGCTATTGAAAAAAGGAGGCTATGCTAGCCGTGTCGAAGTTGGCGCATACTTTCCTTTTAATGGGATTAATAGAGCCTACTTTAATGCAGTTCGCGACGAAAGAGGCAGCAATGGAATCGATATGCAAGAAGTTTTTTTTTATAGTCAAAGATTAACGTAAAACTAACCAGAAAGGAGCTAATATGAAAGCCGAAGAACTTATTAACAACAACGTACTTCAAAACATTGAAGTCGTTGGCAGCCAAAAGGTAGTATTTAATGAAATAGCATTAACAGCCGTTTCAATGGCACGTAAAGAAGTTGGCGACAAAGCCGTTGAAGCTTTTGCCGATGTATTTAAGGAGATTTTGGGCAATTGCTATCAATCGGATATTGATAGATTTAAAGCCAAATTAAAAGAGTAATACTGTTTTTTATTTTATAAACCATTTTTTTTAAAAGTTATGAAAAAGT